CATCATTGAATGTTATGTAGGATCCATCAGGGGTATAGTCAACATCACAACTAAGTAAAGCACAAGTTTTTATTTTTGATATAGATGGGTGGGGTAATTCTGTTCCTTCATTGTTATAAGTCACATATTTAATATCAAAAACAAATGGAGATTTTAAAAATATATTACTACTAGATGTTTTTACAGACATCGCTTCCTTAAAGAATCTAATAATACTCCTTACTTGAGTTGCTTCTTTTTCTTCTCTTGGAGATAATCTAAAGGTGAAATTAAATGGTCTTAATTGTGGACCATTAAATAATAATTCTAAATTTGGGTTTAAAATTGCACCAGATGCCCTTGATAAAAGACCCTGAACACCAACCGCTTCTTGTGCTAAGTATAATTTAAGAGATTCTTTATACTCTTTATTATCTTTGACTTTTTTTGCAATATCTCCTAGTATTTTTGATACATTATTTCCCAAATCAGAAGCATCTTCGCTGTTAATAAATGCTACTGATGCTCCTGCTGCATATGCTTGAATAGCATTTAATGAAGATCCAGACCAGTCAACACTGTTGCTATCAGTAATTCCAGATTGAATAGGTAGCGTTACTTGTCCATCAATTCTTTCTAAATTTTTAGATCTGTCTATTACTTTTCCCGTCAATGTTGGTGTAATTGTACTTCCTTTTATTTCTTTTAGGGTAAAAATAATTCTATCTTGCTTATTGGATTTTAAATCCAAAGGATAATAGTAATTTCCAAAAGATTTTCTACCCAAAGAATCTCCAACTTTTACATCTATCGGATTTATTGTCTGTGGATTTTCGACAGATGCACTTACTGAAGGATCACCAGCAGACGCGGCCGCATTTGTTGATAAAGAAGCAGTTGGTGCAGTTGCAAAGTTCGTACCTAAAACTTGATTTGGATTGTCTCCTTCGTCAGCTACCAGAGGAGCAGCATAGGTTGAGATGACTGAATTGCCATTAGCAAAGAAATAGTTAAATTCTTCATCTGTTGCTGAACTCGTTCTTTCAAAATTTCCTGCTGAAGATGATGTTTGTTGTGGATCTCTTTTTGGGTAAGTTCCAATTATCTCATTAGTTCCATCTTCATTGTATCTAAAAACCCTGGTTATTCCTTCATTATTTCTATTATCAACAGAAACTGTATATGAAACTTTTGGTTTTGTTGATAACTTATTTTGTGGAGGTTTAAAACTAGTAGTTGATGTATATACTTTTCCTGCCATCAGAATTCCTCCCCAGTTACAAGAGGATTGATCATCTCAATTTTTTGTAGAGTATGAGACATTTATAACTGTTTTTTATCTATTTAGTTATGATTTCATAAACCTTGCATAACGAACAGAACGAAGATAGTCAATCTCATTATTTTTAATTGTATGTAGTTTTCCCGCTACTTCTAACCAAGTATAGTTTCTGACAGTTCCCCAATGAAAATTCAATCCTTTGAATCCCCATCTTTGAATATCAGTACATGCAATTAGAGGAAACTGATCAAAGTCAATTCCTTGTGTTTTAGGTATGTATATAAAAGTATAATATTTTCCAACATCTGGTATGAATTCAGTTTCACGAAACACATCCATTATTTCCATCATAATGAATTCTGAGTCAGTCAATCCAGATATTCTTCTTTTCACTTCTGCTACTCTTGGCGATGAGGTTTTAATATCTTTTCCGAAACCTTCTGCCATTACTTGATACCTAAGTGATCTTCTGTGATAACTTTGAACTCGATTAATCTATCAGCACAGAATTCTTGAGCTGCTTTCCACTTTGCTTGGTTGACTGCATAAGTTTTCATTTCATACAACCAAGATTTTGTTTTTCTCTTTGGAACTTTTGGTTCCATTGTTTGTCTTTTTGGTTTCACTTCAATTACATAAGTTTTAATTTCACCATTCTGTTCTTTAACCTTGATAATGAAATCAGGAAAGTATCTGTGAACTCTATTATCAACAGGTGAGCGATATGGAATCCAGAATTCTTCACTGCCCCATTCCAAAACATTTTCATTAAGATCGCACCAGTGGCAAAACTTTCTCTCCCAACTACTGCGACATATAATATTGTTTGGATCGCCTTTATATTTTTTTGGAAAGGATGGTTTGTATTTACTTTTTAAACTTTCTCCCATACCTTGTCTACATAATATATAAGCAAAAATATTTATAGGCATATGGTTGCCCCAGCACCATCAAAAAAGACTGTAGCAGATTTAAAAGCATCTATCCTCAGTCCAGCATTAACATCCAATTATGAATGTTGGTTTCAACCTCCAAGTGCAGTTTCTGCTTGGTTGGAACAAAGAAGATCTTCTGGACTTGGTAATTATACTTCCAATCAAGACTCATTAATATCTCTTTCATGTTCTGAGGCAGTATTGCCTGGATCTTCTTTAGCAACACATGAAATTAACAATGATTTTACTGGAGTAACTGAAAGACATGCTTATAGGAGACAATATGATGATAGAGCTTCTTTTACTTTTTATGTCGATGGTAATTATGAAATAATATATTTCTTTGAAAATTGGATTGCATATATTGTAAATGAACAAAGAACAGACTCTGTTGCATTTGGTCCTGGTATGTCCAAACCAAATTTTTCATATAGAGTTAATTTTCCTAAGAATTATCAACAAACAATTTACATTAATAAATTTGAAAAAGATTATTCTGGAAGGTCATTGGTTTACAATTTTGTTCAGGCATATCCAATTAGTATTGATTCAATGCCAGTTTCTTATGATGGATCTCAGTTATTAAAATGTACAGTATCTTTTACATATTCTAGATACATTATTGATTCTAAGATCTTAACTCTTGACTCTGGTATTCCTCTGGTTAATTTGTCCGATTTGCCAAACTTTCCTCAAGGATATACTAGAGCTGGATCTACGGATATTAATAACAATCAAAGACAAAGTGAATGGATAACACCATCGGGAAGAGTAGTTAGAGTAATTGAACCTATAACCACAACCAGATAAATAATCACACTGAAACTTCTATAGGATATTATGCCTTTACCAAAGATCGCTACGCCAACATATGAGTTGGAATTACCTTCAACTGGCCAAACAATTCAGTATAGACCTTTTCTAGTTAAAGAAGAAAAACTTTTAGTATTGGCACTTGAGAGTGAGAATACAAAAGAGATTACAACTGCAATCAAGAATGTAATTAAATCTTGTATTAGTACAAAAGGAATTAAAGTAGAAACTCTTCCTACATTTGATATTGAATATCTATTCTTAAATATCAGAGGTAAATCAGTGGGAGAAGAAATTGAAGTGAATATTATTTGTCCAGATGATGGCGAAACTTATGTTCCTGTGAAAATTAATATTGATGATATTCAAGTACAAAAGCAAGAAAAACATACGAATAAAATTAAAGTTGATGATTCTATTGTAATGGAGATGAAGTATCCATCTCTTGATCAGTTTATTAAGAGTAATTTTGATTTTAGTTCTGATAGTTCAATGGATCAATCTTTTGATCTGGTTGCTGCATGTATTGATAAAATCTATAATGAAGAAGAAGTTTGGACAGCATCTGATTGTACTAAAAAAGAACTTGTTGATTTTCTAGAGCAGATGAATTCATCTCAGTTCAAAGAAATTGAGAAGTTCTTCGAGACAATGCCAAAACTTTCTCATGAAGTAAAAGTTAAAAATCCAAAGACCGAAGTTGAGAGTACTGTGGTACTGGAGGGTCTCTCAAGTTTTTTCGCATAGCACTGGTCCACATGGACCTTGAGAGTTACTTTAAACTTAATTTCTCCTTGATGCAGTATCATAAATATTCATTAACTGAGATTGAAAATATGATTCCCTGGGAAAGGGACATCTATGTTGAATTATTAAAAGCGCATTTAGAAGAAGAAAAAGTAAAGCAACAACAAAATGGGACCTGACGAACTGGATAGCCTATTGACAAGCATGGGAGCGGAAGGTAGAAATAATTCCGCTCTTGCTTTGTATGAAGGAACCAGAGAAGAAGATCTTGTTAATGAGGAAGTAGACGAAAGGATACTTAGAATACTTGGACTTGATGATGTATTTGATATTGATTATGGAACTTATCTAACTCTTCTTAGAGAAAAGTTAGCAGAAGCAAGAATGGTTGATAGGAAATTATCAACTGAAGAAAGTATGCTTTTGACTGATGAGTTCAAAAGAGTTCGTGGAAATGTTGGTAGATTTAAAATCAAAAGAAAGAAAATAACATCCGAAAATATAGGGGTGACTGGCCCTATTCGTATATCTACCGAAAAGTTTTATCTTACATCCAAGGCAGTTATTCCAACACCAGCAGCACCTGTTGGAGAATCATCCGAAGATATTAAAAGTATTGAAGGGTCAATCGACCAGATATTAAAAAGTTTAACAGATCAAAATAAATTAACAAAGAAGAAAGCAGACGAAGAAAGAAAATCTGACGAACAAAGAAGAAGAACTAAAAGAGAATTTGATCTTGAAAAACCAATTCAAAAAGCAGCAGCACTTGTTAAAAAGATAGTTGCTCCTTTCCAAAGTATTCTGGATAGAATTATGAGATTCATTCAGTTCACTTTACTTGGGTATTTTGTTGACAAAGTTTTAAAGTGGTTTGCTGATCCTGCAAACGAAAGAAAGATTAAAGTTCTTGGGAGATTCTTAAAAGATTGGTGGCCTTCATTACTTGCTGCTTATGGACTATTTGCAACTCCTTTTGGTTTATTTGTTCGTAGCACTTTAAAAATGCTGAGAGGATTTATTCCTCAAATGGCAAGATTTATCGCAGCACATCCACTTGTTTTTGGTGCAGCAGCTGCAGGTCTAGGTGCATATGCCGCTACTCAGATGAATGAACAGAAGAGGAAAGAGTTTAAACAAACTGATTCATCTATAGTTCTTCCCGAAGAAACTGCGGCCACAGGTAAAACTCCAGGTGTTCCTCAACTACAACAAGAACAGACACTTCAGCGTGGACTTGGTGGAATGTTTAATGGTGGAGGTCAAGTTAGAAGAAGATCATTCTTTGGTGGTGGTGCAGTTGATAAAATCATAAATGTCAATGATATTGCCTTCAATGAAGGTGGTGGAATTGATGGTGATAGTGGTGTAAGAATTACTGGCGCAGGTCCTGATACTCAATTAATTGCAGCTGCGCCTGGTGAAGTTGTAATGTCTAAGAAGGCAGTAGATAAGTATGGTGCAAATTTCTTTCTTGGATTGAATAAGAAAGCAGGTGGAACTAACATTCCAAGAATGGTTAACAATATTCAACTTGCTCAAGGTGGTGGAATAATTAAAAAAAATATTGGTTCTTTCCAAGGTGGTGGACTTATCGGTGCATTGGGTAGATTTTTACCTGGAACTGGAACAGTAATGGCACCGAAAGGAATGGAACTTGGATACCAAGATAAGTTCTTGGGAATTAATGTTGGTGGAGTTAGAAGATTGCCTTTAAATAAGACTTATTCTCCTGCAGCAGCTGAAAGATATAATACATCACCAAGTGCTCCTAGTACATTAGGGAGATTTGAAAGTGGTCCTCTAACTGGTAGACATATAAGTATTCCTAAAACTAGTACTGCAAGACCAACTTCCTCTATGTTATCAAAACCACAATCTTCAAGTGGGTTGAATCTTAATTTGAAACAAAATGTGCAGACCATACAAGGTGCTGCTAAAAGACAAGAACAAATGATGCGTGAGATGGGAATTAAACCATCTGGATATGTAAATCTTCGTGGACAACCTATCAATCTTGGACCACAATCAAGGTCTATTGCTCCAGGAACTCCTGTGATTTCTAGTAAGACGCAAATGATTGTTCTTCCACCAACAACTTCTGTTGCACAAAAACCAGCGACTCCAACAATATCAGGCACTCAAATACCGGAATTCAGTATTGTTGCAAACACTGGTTATAGATCTATGATTTCTGATACCCTTGGTATCGCAGATCTGGTAGGATAAGAATATGGCTACTATAGATTCAAAAAAACTTTTACCAGCAGGAAAACCGGGTGGTTCAATAGTAGAATCTCAGAAACCACTGTTGATTCCCGTAAATAATGTTGTTTTTAAAAAAGATGTTAAGATCTCGCAGAAACTTTTAAAGCCTGCAGATGAAGAAAAAAGTTCTGGTGGAAGTTTAGTTGTTATCAGGAAGAAAGTTTTAAAGATAAGCGATGTTATAAACAGTACATTTCTTATTGAACAGAGTGAGAATAATCGTAAGAGAAAAGAAAGAGAAAGACAAAAAGCAGAAGGAAGAGAAAGGCAATTAGAAACAAAAAAACCAACTAAAGTTGATGAAAAAAATCTAGCAAAAGTATCTTTGCCTGGTGGAAGTATTCTTGATACGATTAAAAGATTTCTTGGATTTACTTTACTTGGATATCTATTTGACAAGTACAATCAGTTTTTACCTAAACTTGTTGAGTTCACTAAGTTAATAACTCCTGTTGCAAAATTCGTTGAGTCATTCGGAAAGAATGCAATCAACGGGGTCATCAATTTTATCGATGCTGGTTATCAAGCATACGATAAAGTTCACGAATCTATTAAAAAGTTTGGTGGTGAAGATGCAGTAAAACAGTTTGAACAATTTTCTGGTCAATTAAATAAACTTCTGAATGGAGCAATTATTGCTTCAATGTTGATTGTAAGCAGTGCTCCAAAATCTCCAAAGGGATTGTCTGGTGGAGCAGGTGCTGGTGTTGGTGTAGGAACTAGAATTCTAGAAAGAAAAACTCTTGGTAGATTAAATGAATCATATGCTAGGTATATTGCAGGTAAAGCAAATATTGGTGATCGTGCTAGGTTATTGAGAAGAGGATTTATAGGTGGAAGACAAGCATTATTTGGGAGTGGAACTAAGGCATTAGAAAAAGGTGCTACCAGAAAATTAGCGACTCAAGGTGCTAAACAATCTGCAAGATTTGCTTTCACTAAAGCGCCAATCATAGGATCTCTTATTGGATTTATTATTGATACTGTAATTTTTAAAGAGAAACCATCCAGAGCAGCTGCAGGTGCTGTTGGCAATCTTGTTGGATCTGGCATCGG